CTAAAATATCTGTAGGTGTAATAAAAGATGGATTTCATCCTGTGGGTAACCAATCAAAAATCTTATCTGAACACATAAATAAATACTAAATGGCAGCCGTAAATCCAAATATGAATTGTGGGATACTGATAGATGAGTTTATCAGAATGGCTAGTCAGCATTTATTAACCGTAAAGGGTACAATAGTTACAACTGCCACATATTTGCCACTCGGTACACCAGCTCCATCTCAAGTTGCATGGACAGGATATAAAATAATGCCAACCGATCCAGAAGTTATAGAATTAGGTCAGCTTGGAGAACGAATTCTAAATAGTAATTACAAAGCTGGAAAACCAAAATCAACTAGAGTTTTATTTATTGAAGATGAGGATTTAGGAAGGGTACAAAATCAAAATGTTGTTTATCCAAATCTTGTAAAAGCCGATGGCACTACAGTTCAAAATTTTGGTGAAACGCTGCAAACAAACTTTACGGCAAAAATAGATGAAGCAAGAGCTGTTGCCGAAGCATATATGGGACAGCCGTTTGTTGATGACCAGGAATGGAGTAATTTTATTTCATTGGTAGCGGCCGAATCAACAGTTAATCAAACGGAACAGGCTTGGGTAGCAGCGGTAATATTAAATAGAACTAGATTAAGAATTTTACGAGCAACAACCGTCACACAAACTATAAATAAACCAAATCAGTTTGAACCGGTTACGGGTCCTGCTAGTAGTAGAGTTTGGTATTTAAGAGGTCCAACTCCGGCAAGAGAACAATCAATATTTGGTTCTATAAAAGAAATTTTACCAGGTGTAGATAAAGATTATATAAACTTTACATCAAATAACGATTGTGCGTATGTGAGATGTAGTGGTGGCGTACCTACTAGAGATGCGAATGGTAACGTTATACGAATACCGAATAGAGTTTATCAGTATCTTTTAGATTTAAGAGCAAAACCATCTTCCAAAGTCATCGGCGGTACTATATTTTCAAAATAAATTTATAGGTAATAATTATCAAACCTTAAAAAAATCTTTATTAGATATTTATTTACATAACAAATAAGAATGTATGAATACTGATAAATTATTACAAGCCATTCAAATCTTAGTCAAAGAGGAACTTAAACAACAACTTCCTACTCTTATTAAGGAAGCAGTAAGGTCTGAAATGAAGAAAGTATTGGCTGAACAAAAACAACCAAAAAATACTGGATTAAGTATGGCTAAAGCTATTTTAGGTGAAGAAAAGCCAAAAATAGTTGAAACAAAAGAAAAAGAATTTAGTAAAAATCCAATGATTAATCAAATTCTTAATGAAACTAGAACCGCTGCAGCTAGTGTTGATGGTGGATTCAGAACAATGAATTTTGGCCAAGGTGATATGGGTTCAATTGTAGGTAGAACCGCTATGGCTGAAAAAATGGGGTATGGTGAATTTGCAGGTGGCGGCCAGAGAAGTGGGTTAGGTGTACAAACCGGTGTTGCCGAATTAGATAAAGCTTTTAATAGAGATTATTCTGAACTTGTTAAACGATTTAAAAAGTAATGGCAGTAGTAGTAGGTCAATATTTTGTAGCAGACAATTCATCTTTGAGAGTTTTAAGTGATTATGCTTTAGGATTATCTATTCCTATGCAAATGGGAACTAACACGTTTTTTCAAAACTATGATTCGGTTGCACAATTAAAATCAAATGTAACTTTATTATTACGAACCAGACAAGGAGAAAGATTAAATCAACCACTTTTTGGTACAAAATTACATCGAATACTTTTTGAACCAAATGATGATGAAATGAATGATAAAATAACCGAAGCAATAGAAACTGCGGTAAGATATTGGATTCCAGAATTAACGGTTTCAAATATAGAAATAGACCAATCTAACGAAATGAAAGATAAAAATGAAGTTGGCGTTAAAATTAGTTTTACTGCCAAAGGAATTAATGCTGGATTTGATGTTGATTTTAGTATAAATAATAATAGTTAAGATGGCGTTAAGAAGTATAAATAAAAACTTTAAAAATAGAGGAAAAGATGTAAAATATCTTAATAAAGATTTTTCACAATTTAAAGAAAATCTTGTTGAGTTTGCAAAAACATATTTTCCAAAAGCTTATAATGATTTTAGTGATGCATCACCGGGTACTCTTTTTATAGAGATGGCTGCATATGTAGGAGATGTACTATCGTATTATATTGATGATACGTTTAAACAATCCTTAATGTTATATGCGGATGATATGCAAAGTGTAATACCTCTAGCACGATATCTGGGATATAAACCAGCGGTAACAGCACCATCTGCAACAAAAATATCGGTATATCAACTTGTACCTTCTATTGGTAGTGGTACTTCTAATAGACCGGATTCAAAATATTATTTAAGAATTAAAAGTGGTATGATATTAGAATCATCGCAAAATAACATTGAATTTTATACTACTGATTATATAGATTTTAACGATGAAACCGATAGAGAAATTACCGTATATCAAAGAGATACCCTAACCGGAGAACCATCTTTGTATTTGATTAAAAAATATGGAGATGCGATATCTGGTAGAGTAAGAACAAAGCAAGAATTATTTGGAAGTTATACTCCATATCAACGAGTTTTGCTACCAGAAAATGATATTATTCAAATTATTGATGTAAGAGATGCGGATGGTAATAAGTACTATGAAGTACCTTATTTAGCGCAAGAAATGGTATTTATTGAACAACCAAATACAGCTACAAACGATCCTGACTTATATCAATTTAAAACAACTGTTCCATATATTTTAAAAACAATAAAAACACCTAAACGATTTACAACTGTAATTAATGGTGATAGTACAACAACTTTACAGTTTGGTGCAGGAGACCCAACCGCATCCGATGAATTATTAATTCCAAATCTTAAAAATGTTGGATTGGGATTGCCAAATTCTATTAATAGATTAGAAGAATCATTTGACCCAACTAATTTCTTAAAAACAAAAACATACGGGACATCACCGGCAAATACAACTTTAACTATTAAGTATTTAACTGGAGGTGGTGTTACATCGAATGTAGCTAGTAACACTATAAATAAAATTAAAGTTATAGAATATGACGAAGATTTAAATGATTTTACTGCACAAGAATTACCTCTTTATTTAAAAATGAAGAATACTATTGCTGTTGATAATGAAATTGCTGCTTCAGGTGGAAGAAGTGGTGAAACTTTACTTGAAATGAAACAAAATGCATTAGCACACTTTTCATCTCAAAATAGAGCAGTAACTGCAAAAGATTATCAAATTAGAGTATTATCAATGCCATCCAAATTTGGTGCAATTGCAAAAGCTTTTGCAACCGCAGATGGTACATTGGATAACAACTCACCATCATCTATATTAGCATCTCCAAACAATCTGCAAGAATTTACCGATTTGGTTATGAGTTTTGTAAATAAACCGGATTCAGAAGAACCAAGTGAAGCGTCTGTTAAACAAGATATTACTAAATTTTTAATAGGAAAAACATCAAACGAAAACGAAAAAAATAATCCATTTGCAGTAAATCTTTATTTACTATCTTATGATGGTAACGGTAATTTATCAAATATTAATAGAGCATTAAAAGAAAATTTAAAAACATATTTAAACGAATATAAAATATTAACCGATGGTGTTAATATGCTAGATGGGTTTGTAATAAACATTGGTGTTGATTTTGAAATCATTTGTTATCCAAATTATAATAAAGCAGAAGTGTTGGTAGAATGTGTAAATGAATTAAAAGAATATTTTATAGTTGATAATTGGCAATTCAATCAGACTATAAATTTAAGTGAAATTGAATTACTTCTTGCAAACATAGAAGGAGTTCAATCTGTTCCAATGTTAAAAATAACAAATAAATGTGGTGGTAATTATTCACCAAATTCTTATAATATTGATGCGGCTACTAAAGATAAGATTGTATATCCATCTTTAGACCCATCAATTTTTGAAGTTAAGTTTCCTGATAAAGATATAAAAGGTAGAGTAAGATAATGGCATACTATTTTTTAACAGCATCAAAAGATGCATCGGTGTATATTCAACAACCATTTCAAAATACTGGATTGGATGAGATATTGGAAATAAGTAAAGTATATTATGGAAATATAAAAGATTTATCCAGAATATTAATAAGATTTGATATTTCACATCTTTCATCTTCATTATCAAATGGCAGCATGAAATTAGAAAACGCTACACTTGTTTTGAGACAAACCGAAAGCGAAGAAATTCCTTTAGAATACACAGTTTACGCTTATATGATTTCGGGAAGTTGGCAAATGGGAAAGGGCACTCGTTTTGATGAGGTATCTACACAGGGTGTAACTTGGGATTATAGAGAAGGTGATTCTAATTTAGAGTGGTTACCATCTGGACAATTTTCGGCGGGTAGTACTGGTTCATATGAAGGTAGAGGTGGTGTTTGGTACACTGCAAACGCAGCAAGTCAATCATTTAATTATCAAACCGCTGATATTAATATGGATGTTAAAGAATCATTAAAAAGCTGGTTAAGTGGTTCTGTACAAAATAATGGATTTATAATTAAATACAATAATTCGGTTGAAGATGATACTGAAGATTATGGAATACTTAAATTCTTTAGTAAAGAAACAAATACAATACACCAGCCAAAAGTAAGAATAGGATGGGATGACCAATCATATGTAACAGGCCAATTAAATCCATTGACGGCGAATGATATAAAAGTTAATGTTTTTAATTTTAAAAACAAATACAAAGTTAATTCAACTGCAAAAATAAGAATATTTGCTAGAGATTTGTATCCATTAAAAACATTTACTAATTCGTTTGCTTACAATACGGCTGAATATTTACCAACATCATCATATTATCAAATAAAAGATGCGGCATCAGATGATGTTATAATTCCATTTGGAAATTATTCAAAAATTAGTTGTGATGAAACTGGTAATTATATCAAAGTTAATTTTTCAAATTGGCAACCAAATAGAATTTATAAATTAGAATTTAAGGTTGAACACAACGGTGATGTTCAATTTTTTGATGAAAATATAACGTTTAGTTTAGAAAATAATTAGTATGAAAAATACTGGATTAAAAAATGAGGTTAATGTAGGCAGAATACTTGTAAGTGGTTCTTTGGCGTTAAAACCAAAAACCGATACCGGTGTTTATATCTTTGAAAATAAAGACAAGGATGGCGGCGTAATTTCTGGTAAACTAACTAAACCAAAATATGATGAGGATGAATTATTAAGAGCAATTGATACAACGATTATCGAATTAATTCCACAAGAACCACCACCGGTTGAAGATACAGTACCTAGAAGAGTTTATAATCCGGTAACGCAATCCGTAATCGATTTAACTGCAGAAGTAACTCAGTTAAATAAAGAAATAGATGATTTAAGAGCAAAGGTTATTGAATTGGAAATTGTAACCGAAAGCTTACGAATAGATGTAGATAGAGAAACGATAGCATCATCAACTGCACAGAATGAATCATTTCAATATGGAACAAAAGTCCAATCTAGTATAGTTGATTTACAAAATGCTATTCAAAAAGCAACATCGGAAGCGATTCAGAGAGTTTCATTGACGGCAAGAGTTGCTTCGTTGGAAGAACAAAATAGAGCATATAAAGAACAATTGGAAGGTAAAGATGCTAAATTGGCAGAAGGTTCAAAAGTTGGTATGGATATATCTTTAAAAGTTCTTAAAAAAGGACAAGAAGGTGGTGAAGATATATTATTTAATTCAAGAGCAAATGCAAAAGGTGAAGTTACTTGGATAAATGGTCCAGATGTGGAAGTATATAATTTCTCTGCAGAAAGTGTAAACATATCATTTGAATCAACCGGAGAAACTGGAGATACTTTAGAAAAAGTAGATTCTATCACATTAGAACCAAAAGCGAAAAAGGTAATAATACTTGCGCCAAATAAAGGAGCAGTGAGGGATAAAGTACCTGCAAAGGCGATAGGAGCAAGTAGAGATAAATTATATAAGGGTTCATTTATAGCAAAAACAACTTCATCAACGGTAACGTTGACGGTTGGTTTGCAAAAACAAAGAGGAAATAAATTTGAAGGATAATGGCAATAAAATCATTTAAGGATATTATTGATAGTAAGGGGTATCGTATAAACACCGATGATAGAATGTTATTTGAATCGGGTAATATACAATCGTTTTTTGGATTTAGTAAAACCGATTGTATTGAATTTGTTTTATACGATGCAAACGATAATCAACTACCACAACAAAACTATGGATTGGTAAGATATTTGCCACTAACTTCCGAAAATATAAGAGATTACTTTTTAGTAGCAGAGGGAACTATTTTTCAAAAATATCAATTTCCAACTGAATATTTTATTGATGCGGAAAGACTTATAAATGAGGCCGGATATAACAATGGTATTTTTAAAATTCAAATTACACTATTAAATAAAAGAGTGGGTAGTGAGGGTATGTTTGATAAATTATGGATTTCAGAAATATCACCATCCAGAACTGAAATAAGATTGTTCCCACATAGTGAAGGGAGTAAATTAAATCCTGAATTAAAAACGCGTTATGGTATTTTTATAAATGACGGTTCATTCAGAGAAGATGTTGTTAGATATGCAATTTCATTTGTTGAAAAGATTAGTCCAAATTATATAGCATCTTATTTAAAAACAAACTTTTCGGAAAGTTGGTTTAATTTATTATTAAGTGAATATCAGATTAAACAATTTGATTCATTTGCAACAACTATGTATAACAAATTTGTTGAAGCAACGATATATGAATTTACAAATAGAATTTCCGATATAAATGATTTGAATTACGGAAAGAAGAAAAATACTCCAGAATCTATTCAATTATCAAAAGAATACGTTAAAGACAAATGTGAAAAAATATTAATACAGGTTATAAATAAATTTTTATTGAATCCTGTTGTAAAATTTGGTTCAAAATCTAATGATACATTTGAAAGTTATGATGCTCCGGAACGTATTTTAGAAACAAAAACATCGGATTTAGATATTATGACAAATCCACCATTAATAAAAGAGGCAACTATTATTAAAACAAAAATACCTTCGGTTTTACAAAATGCAATTACAGCCGAAGTAAAAGCAAAAGAAGTATTGGCTCCAACGCAAGTTATTTTACCAGATGTCGATATGAATTTACCATTAACTAGTCCATCTGTTTTAGAAAC